CCGACCCGATGGTCTGCGTCTTGACGAGCCACAAGCCGACAGCATTCATGTCCGCCGCCGTCAAAACCTCGCCGCTAGTAAATGAAGGGTAAGTCATGGGGTCACCATCCGAGTCTGCTGGTATTCAGAATACCCAGCGTTGATGAGTTAAGGGTGAAAAACTGGTAGTACGTCGCAGGGCTGAAAAATACTTCAAAAGTAGTTTGATCAGGGGTTGCGTTAACAGCGATACCTTCAATTGCAACCGATTCGGTTGAGTCCGAACCTGCACCCGGCACACGATAAACCAAATCCCAAATTCGATTGAATTTGCCTTCACCAAACAGAGCGTTAAGAAATTCGTCTAACGCTGTTTGGTTTTGTATTAGATCAATAAAACCGATTGACCACGATTCTGATTCAGGGTCAGACTGGCTAAACGCTAACCATTGTGCGAGGCCTAAAGCCTGCGTTGTTGTTGCGTCGACTGTAGTGATTGTTTCTTGTGCGTTGCCGTAGGCCGTTAACGACGCGCTATTTGTTGCCGTTTGTTCTGCTAACCCTTGTGGCGAAATGGTCACGTTATTTATGAAGTTCAAACCAGCCTTGTTATGGTTTAGCGTTTGGTAGGCAATCGCTGAAGCGGTTGGGCTGTTTCGTGTAAAAGTAAAACCAGAAACCGAATTTGTCATTTGGTTGCGAGCAATTAGACCAACATTGTCGAAAGTAAAATAGACACCACCTTTTTCGGTGCTGGTTATCAAATTGAAATAGTTTAAAACTGACCCGTTGTAAGTAAAAGCGGCGGCGTCGGATTCACCGGTACCAAAGTTTTCAACATCGCCGATCTGATAAGGGTTTGTGCGCCAAAGTTGTTCAAGTTGTGTAATTGTTGGCTGTTGCGTTAAAGCCACATTGTCTACAACATTTCGCCCGTTACGGGCTAACACATCAGCAAGACTCACAGTCACTGTAGAAACACCTGTGTTGCCGGGGTAATCGTTAAACACAACATTCTGCACCCAGAAACTACATTCATAACCTGTCACTGGTTCCGACAAAGTAAAGATGTCATTAAAACCAAAGTATTGGGCCACGTTTGCTTGGTTATTTAAAGTGACGTTCAAGATGCCGCCAGAGTATGGGTCAAGGTAATTGCGTCTGCCTTGCTCATAGTTAAATGAAAAGACAGAACTTGTGACATCCACAACCGTCGGTGTCTGTCGCTCTAAAACCCAATTAATTTTCGGCATTACATCGCTCGAGTGTTGACGGGCACCGGCCCGGACTGGCGGACGTACTGTTGGAGGGCGCGGACGACAGCGTTGGGGTCGGCTGACGTGACGGTGATGTTGATCGTGCTGCCGCCTGCGCCCATCGGGGTCACATGGCCGCCACCGGCTCCGACAGTCAACAGTTCCGGGCCCCGCTCGCCCACCAGGTAGGTGCCGCCAGCGGACACGGTGCCACCCATCGCACGACCAGGAATGGAGAACGACAAACCGGCTTGACCCAAGGCTTGCGACGGAGTGAGGTTTGAGTATTCAGCGCCTCGAGACAGCCACTGCGCCAATGCCAACGCACCGGCTGGCCCTTCGGCTTTGAACCTCATTTTGATTTCGCGGGACGAAATGTCGCCCATGCTTCCCGCGATACTGGCCAGCAGACCGGCGAACTGGGCGGCTTTCTCGTTGTAAATCCGCAGGTCTTCTTGGGTGCCAGTTCCGAAAGCCTGTGACGCGGCGGCTTCTAGGTCAATGAGTGCTTGTTCGGCGTTGTCCAGTTCCACTCGTTCGTTCAGGTTGTCGACTAGCCGTTGCCAGGCTTGATCCACGTTTTGCAGTTCAGTACGCAGATTGTTGGCGCTGTCGGTCGTGCCTTTGAACGGGTTGAGTTGACCGTAACGGATTTGATTTAGGGTTTGTTGGTTGGCGTCCTCGAGGTCGCTGGCCGCCATTTGCAAATTGTTGATTTCTTCTTCCGTGATCAACGGTTCATCTTGTTTGGCGTCCTCCAAGTTGATGCCAAAGACTTTGAACAGGCCGGACACCATGTTCATCTGGCCTCGCAACTTGTCCATGGGGGAGCCGAAGAACGATTGCAGGAAGCCGCCACCAATCTGGCCAATCTGCAGTTTGTTCAACTGTTCGACGGCTGTTGAGATGGCGGGCACCAGCACCTCGCCAATTTGCAAAGACAGGTCTTCTACCGTGTCTTTAAGGTCGTTCATGTTGTCGCGGAACTTTTTGGCTTTGGCCGCTTCTTCCGGGCTGATGACTTTGGCGTCGGACACGGTGGCTAGTGAGGCCCGTAGGTCGTCGGCGCCCATGTTGATCAACTGGGACATGTCGCGCCAGCCCTTGCCAAGGATTTGGGTGGCAATCTTGGCTTTGGTTGCCGGGTCTTTAATCTTGTTGAGCCGGTCAATGACGTTTAAAAAGGTTTCGTTGGCATTGACGGTGCCATCGTTGGCGTATTCAACCTGTATGCCTAGTTCCTCAAACAGGTCTGGGGATTTGCCCAGCACCGTATTCATTTTGCCGATGCCGGTTTCGACAGTGCCTGCGTCTATTCCTAGGTCGCCGGTGACCTCAAGCAGGCGGGATGCTTCTTCGACGGCTAGGCCGGTGGCGCCAGCAAATTTGTCGGCGGACAAGGCTAGGTCTTGGAATGCGGTGACACCTTGGGCGGCGAATGTGGCTATGGCTCCGGCTGCGGCGGTAGCGAAGGTGGCGGCGTTGTCTTTGATGCCGTCAAAGATGGCTTTGGAACCGGCCTTGAATTTGCCCATGGTTCCTTCGGCTTGGCCGACCTGCTTACGGAAGTCGACGAAGGCGGCCTCGGCGGCCTTGATGCCACGGTTCTGGAATTCTGTTACCAGGGGGATTGATACGGCCATCAGATCACCTTCACTACTTTCGCTATGACCGTCTTGCCGTGTTTGTATCGCAGGGCATACGACGACTCGTTCATGATCTTTTCCACCAGTTCACGCAGTTGTTTCTGCACGTCGTCGGCAGACATTTGGTAGGCCTTCCACATGATGCGCGACGGGCTACCGAAACGAGACGACAGCACGTTGATCATCTGGGCGCCCTGCGGTGTGGTCGCCTTGCCGGACATGTCAAACAGGGTGGCTGTCGGGTCGTTCCATTTCATGCCAAACACGGCCGCCTTCTTCTTGGAGCCGGACGTAAAAGCCTTGATCGATCGTCGTTCGGCGTTGGCATTCCACGGGAGCAGGGAGGTGGCGTCCTCGTTGCCGCGATAGGCGAAGTCGCGGACACGTCCCCGGTTCGGGTTGGCGTACCGGGCACCGGCCCGACTGGCGGCACGTTCCGCGCCACCCACGTTGTACGACCGTCTCCAGCCGGACATAGGAACGTCACCGGGTAGCAGGCGTTTGGCTTCCTGCACCATCGGGGCGGCGATCGTGGCGAAGTCGCGGGTGATCTGACGTCGGGTGGACTTGTCCAAGGCGTTGAGGATCGCCAAGGCTTCCTTGACGCCTTTCACCTCAAGCGTGGCCCCGACTGTCACCGTTTTTTCTCCTTGATGATTGCGGCGACCGTCGCCAGGTCGTCCGTATCAAAGGGTACATCAGGCGGCCACCAGCCGGTGCTGATTAGCAGTTCTGCTAGTGAGCGTCGGTAGGTGCCTGCTGGAAAGGGCCGGACGCCTCCTCCGACACCACCTCCAACTCCACGATCTTCGTGATGAACGAGTCAAATTCGACGGGCACCACGATCTTGGCTTGCTTACAGCAGTCCCACGCCATGAAGGCGAGATCTTCCATGCCAATCCCCGCGGCAAGGTCACCGGCTTTGCGCCGGTACTTACGCTCCCAGGCGATAATGGTTTGCAGGTTGGTGGTGACCACAAACGGGCCATCACCAATGTCAACCTTCAAGTGCAGTTTCATGTCGGGCCTTTCGGGTTAGGGATGAATCACGCCTCGGTGTAGGCGAAGGTGCCGCCGTTGAAGGTGACGGAGCAGGTGGCCAGTTCGCCGACCGTGTAGACGACCGGCAGTTCAGCCAGGAAGCCTCCGGTGAGGGTGCCCAGCGGGTTGGTGGCCGAGACAGCGGCCGACGTTCCCTTGATGGTCACGTTGGTGCTGGTGCCCACCAGCGCCTTGAGGGTGGCGTACGTTTCGCTCGAGGCGGTCGACCAGTACAGATCCAGGGTCACGCTGTTCTCCTGCAGACCGGCCGTGTACTTCATGGCGGTGTCACCAAAAGCGGTGTTGGACAACTGGGCGAACGTCTGGTTGACGGTGGCGCCGCTGCACTGGTCGGACAAGTCGACAGCGTTGACGGTGACGACTGGGTTGCTGAGGTAGGTCGACGTGGCCATGGTTACTCCTGGGTGGTGTTGGCGGCGTCGGGAGCCTTGGTCTTATTTTTAGCAGATTTGCCGGGGGCAGTGTGGGTGTCCTCGAGGAATCCTCCAGCAATCAACGCTTCCACGTTGACGCCTTCCACAGGTGTCCAGAATGCACCAGGTTCGCCCAGACGCGCGGAAATGATACGGAGTGCCATAGTCATGCCACCTGTGCTTGTAGGGGAATTGTGAGGTCGTAGGCGGGGAATTCTTGGCCGCCGATGACGACCGATACCGGCCGGCCGTCTGTCACCGCGATGTTCTTCTCAAACAGTTGGGCGCAGATCGCCAGGATGTTGCGGAGGGCGTCTAGGTTGGACGGGCCCAGCGAGAAGACGCGCACGGAGAAATCCATCTTTACGATGTTGCCACCGTTGAACGACGTCCAACTGGGGGCGTCCAAGAAGACGCAGGGTGGGTTGATCTTGCCCGGATCAGTGACGACGCGCAGACCGGAGATCGTCGCCAGGGTGGCGGACAGGTCGTCGATCGCTTCGTTAAACAGATCCGTGTAGGCCATGTCATGCGACCTGCGGCCTCGAGATACCCAACAACTGTTTGATCAGCGGGGACAAACCTACGGTGGGGGCGGTGCCCATTTCGGTGAACGACGCAAACTGGTCGATGGCGCCACGCTGGCGGTACAGGGCGCCGCCATACATGATCGTGCCGAGGGTGACGTCACCTGACGGGCTGGCGGACAGGCTGTCCACATACCCGGACTCCTCGCGGCGTCGGTAACAGAAAGCGTTGGCGGCGGCCGCGCACTGGTTCAGGAACGTGGTTTCTGCGCCACCGGCCAAGGTGATGCCCAGCCAGTCTTGAATGTTCGTGCCGGTGATCCACGTGCAGGTCGGCGTGTAGGCGATGGTGCCGCTGATGGCATTGATGACCTCAGGGGTTTGGTTTGACGCCCACATGACTGCGTTGGCGATCGGGTACGACGTGTCGTATTCGATGATGCCTTCGCTGTCGACGTTGATCGGCAGGTATTGCGGGAGGGCATAGACGGTGTGCGTCCCGTTGTATGCCGCTCCCGCACCTGCGACGGTCACCGATCCGCCCACCACGATTTCGTTGGGGGTCAGCGTGGTGGCGGTGACGTAGCCGGGGATGATGACGCCGTATTGGACTGTGTAGGTCGCCATCGGGCGGCCCCTCCGATCAGGCCTGGGTGATCTTGCGGATCATGCCGGACACGGCAGCGAAGGTGCTGACGTAGCCGTAGAACGAGAAGGTGCGGCCGAGCGTCGACGGCACTTCCACGGACATGAGGCCGCGGATCTGCTCGTAAAACTCGAAGGCCTTCTGGCTGTTCGTGATGATCATGGTCTTGGCAGCGAAGTTGCTGTCGACGACGATCTCGAGGCCGAGCGGGTTAGATCCCGTCCAGGTGGTGGCGTTGCCGCCGCCCAACGCATTCTGGCCCTGCAGGCCGGGGGCGCCCAGGTACGGGAAAACCGGCCTGTTTGATCCGTCCA